TCAAACTCTCTCTTTTTGGAAAACCAGCCTGAACTGGCGGTAACTGGCCTGAACCAGCCTGGACTGGCTTTGACTGGTCGAGCCTTGCCGAGACTGGAGTCGGCGCGCTTTGGGGATTTGTCGTATGGGCCTGCTGTCGCAACCTGGGCAAAAAAATACATGGGCGTTGAGTTGATGGCTTGGCAACTTCATGCGTTGTCTGGGCAGTTGGAACATGACGACTCAGGCAAATTGTTGCGCTCACAGTCGCTTGTAGAAACAGCCAGACAACAGGGCAAGACGGTCGCATTATCTGCCTTAATAGGTTGGTGGCTTACAGAGTTTGCACAGCTGCGCGGCACGCCACAAAACATTTTGAGCACCGCGCACAAACTCGACAGGGCCGAGGCAATCTTTTTGTACCTGCAACCCATTTTGACCGAGTATTTTAACGGCAAGCCTTTGCGCGCTTTAGGTCGTAAGAGTGTGGACATGCCAGACGGCAGTCGCTGGGAAGTCAGGGCGGCAACGCCAGGCAACGCTCACGGCGGAAGTAACGACCTGATCGTGTGCGACGAATTATGGAATATCCAACCAACCGTTGTCTTTGATGCTTTGCAGCCATCGCAGATAGCGCGCGCCAATCCTTTGTTTTCGTGTTGGTCAACAGCAGGCGATGAGTCAAGCACGGCGATGCTGCGTATGCGCGAACAGGGCATAAACGATATTGACGCCGGCGTTTCCCGCAAACTTTATTTTGCCTCATGGTCACCACCGCCAGGCGTTGATGTAAATGACCAAAAATGGTGGGCGTGGTCAAACCCTGCTTTGGGCGTGACCGTTAGCCTTGACGCGCTCATAGCTGCGAGCCAATCACCAGACCGTTCTAGTTGGCTACGCGCTCACCTGAACTTGTGGGTAGCAGCTGCACAAGGATGGTTGCCAGTCGGGAAATGGGCCGAATGCCAGACAGACAAAATTAGCCCGACAGGGGGAACCTTGGCTATTGACAGCAGCCTTGACGACTCCCGATATGTGGGCGTCAGATCTGTCGGGAATCCTGACGGCACAGTTACTTGCACAGTCGAGTTTGCTGTCGAGTCCGAGCAGGCCATGTGGGCAGAAGTTGTGCGCGTCCTAACCGACCCGACGGTACAACTGGCGATAACCCCGATGCTAGACCTGCACCTGCCAGAGGTTTACCGCCGGCGCGCCCAGACCGTCGGCTATGGCGAGCTGCTAAAATTCACGCCTTTAGTGCGCAACATGATTATTGAAAACAGGCTATTTCACACAGGCGAAAACGCACTGGCCGAACATTGCGACCGTGCCGTAATGGTCAAAACGCAGGCAGGCAGCGCCTTGTCGAGCGCCAAGTCTGCCGGCCCAATAGAACTGGCTCGCTGCATGATTTTTGCTAGCGCGCTGGCCTCTAAACCAATTACCAAAAACAAGCCTTTGTTAGTTGTCGTTAACGGCTAACCTGTCAATGGTGGTTGCTGGCAATCCTGCCGGACTACGTCGGCAACCACCACACGACAGCAACATTTGAGGCATACTTACAGCATGGGCATTTTTGCAAACAAGCAAGTTAAGAAAGCGGCTATTTCGCCAATGCCTGTGACGGCACAAGCTGACGCGCCAAAAGTGCAGGCCGCCATCGGCATTGGTGGCATCTCTTCTATTGGCCAGTGGTACCAGTACCAAGAGGGCACAGCGCGCAACCGCGCAATGTCTCTAGCAACTGTCAGCCGTAGCCGTGACCTGCTTGCCAGCGTCATTGCTTGCATGCCTTTGCAAATGTACAACGAGGTTTACAACGACTCAACAGGCGAAATGGAACAAGTACCCATTGCGCCTAGGTCATGGCTACGCCAGCCCGACCCGACAGTTACCTACAACTTTTTGATGGCCTGGACACTTGACGACTTGCTATTTTACGGCAGGGCATTTTGGTACATCAGCTCGCGCACAACCGACGGTTTCCCAGCATCGTTTACTCGAATACCTGCCGGCAGTGTTACAACACCTGACCAAAACGACGGCCCAGTATTCTTTGGCATCAGCAAAGAGGTTTACTTTGCTGGCCAGCAAATACCCTCAGAAGACCTTGTGCAATTCTTGTCGCCGATTCAAGGCATTGTCTACAGCAGCACAGAAACCATTGCCACGGCGCTTAAGATTCAAGAAAGCCGCTACACGATGGCCCGCTCGTCTTTACCGTCTGGCGTTTTGCGGCAGGTCGGGGGCGAGCCTCTAAGCGCTACAGAGTTGGCCGATATCGGGGCTGCGTTTAACCAGGCGCGCATGACCTCCCAGACGGCTGTCTTAAACGAGTTTTTGACGTATGAGCCAAGCAATGCGACACCTGACAAAATGCTGATGATAGAAAGCGCACAATACAGCGCGCTTGACTTGTCTCGCCTTTGCGGAATCCCGCCCTACCTCGTTGGCGTCGCTACTGGCTCTTACGCTTACACCAGCTCAGAGCAGTCACGCGCTGACCTGTACATTTTTGGCGTGAAACCATACGCCGAGTGCATCGCCAGCACCCTTAGCCAAAACAACGTTTTGCCCCGCGGCACATACGTAAAATTTAACGCAAAAAATTATTTAGAAGAAAACTACGTCGCTGACGCTTTGACGCCAGACGATGAAAATACCCAGGAGGATTTAGCATGATCAGAGTAACCGCAAGCACTTTTACCGTTGACGCAGCCGCAGCTGACGGCACCAAAGCGCGCACCATTACCGGCATTGCTGTGCCGTACAACGTCACCGCAAACGCCAGCGGAACAGAAGTAATGTTTCTACGCGGCAGCCTCCCAGTCGAGGGCAAAGCCCCAAAGCTCTACATGCAACACGACGCCAGCCAAGCAATCGGTCTTGTCACCGAGCGCGACGATGACGAGGAAAACATGTATTTTGCGGCCAAGGTCAGTGCAACTGCGTTAGGGGATGAGGCGCTGATCTTGGCAGCAGATGGCGTTTTAGACAGCGTGTCAGTAGGCGTCAACCCGACCAAATTCAGTTACAACGACGACGGCGTAATGGTTGTCGAGGCTGCTGACTGGTTAGAGCTGTCGCTTGTGCCTCAGCCGGCATTTGCGGGGGCGACCATCAGCGAAGTAAATGCCAGTATTCACACAAACCCAGAAAATTTGTGCAATACTGAATCAGAAGACCCGACAACGGAAACAGAACTACCGGAGGAACCCGAAGTGTCAGAACAAAACGCACCTGAAGTAATTGAGGCCAGCGCACAGAAATTGTTTGCGCAACCAAAACGTACTTTTGACATGCCAACCGCTGGCGAATATCTCGCAGCGATGCATATCGGCGGCGAAACATTTCGCAACGTAGCCGCAGCCGCGCGCGATTTCGCATTGTCAAAGCAGACCGCATTGCAGGCTGCAGCTGGTGACGTACTTACAACTGACACACCAGGTCTCTTGCCAGTGCCAGTGCTTGGGCCAGTGTTTGACGATCTCAACTACATTCGCCCAGTTGTTGCAGCTGTCGGCGCTCGCGCTTATCCAGATAGCGGAAACCAAAAAACATTTATCCGCCCAACGTGGACAACTCACACAGACGTTGGCTCACAGAGCGAACTTGGCACCGTAACTGCACGCACACCAGTTATTGCCTCAAACGTAGTTAGCAAAACTACGCTGGCAGGCCAGGTGTTTTTGTCCATTCAGGATGTTGACTTTACGTCGCCCGCAGCGCTCGACATCATCTTGCGCGACCTTGTCGGACAGTACATGATTCAATCCGACGCTACCGTGTGTGCTGCGATTCTTGCCGGCGATACCGCGTCAGGTTCAACATGGACAGTGACCGCAAATGACCCAACGTCGCTTATTTCAGCGTTGTATGACGCAGCAACCGACATTTTGGCTGCAACGAACTTCTTGCCTGATCACATTTTTGTGTCACCTGACGTTTGGAAAAAATTGGGCAGCCAACTCGACGCAAACAAGCAACCGATTTTCCCGTACACCGGCGCTGCAGGTCTCATGGGCGTAAACGGCTTAGGCACTGCAAACGTTACCCAACTGAACACGTTCAACCCACTGGGCCTTAACTTGGTTGTTGACCGCGCATTTGCTGACAACACAATGGTTGTAGCTCGCGGCTCAGCTATCGAGTTTTATGAGAGCATTCAGGGCATTATGACTCAGGATGAGGCCTCCCAGCTCGGCAAAAAGTTTAGCTACTACGGTTACGTTTCAACCTTTATCGCTGACGGCGACCAGGTTAAGTCAATCGCAATCGCTTAGTCAGAAAGGCGGCTACCGCCGATGGCTATATACAAAACGCAAGGCAAACAACTGCTAGACAACTACGCAGTTGTGCAAACGCTGGAACCCACAGAAATAGTTGTGGGCCAGCAGGTAACTATCGGCAACCTTGGCGCACCGTTCAACGGCACGTTTACTGTGCTCGACATCCCGCTGTACGAGTACATCGGCATTGAAAGCGAATCAGGCGCGCTGTTGTTTAACGCAAATGTGCCCAGAGAAAACCAAGTGTTGTTTGCTTGCACAGGCGCCAACGTCCAATACACCGTCATTTATACCGGCACCGTTACTTATACCCAGAGCTGCACCTGGGTATCAGTCGCGCAATTAGAAACCTATTTGGGCGTAGACATAGCCGACCCATCAGACGATTACACACTGCTTACGCAGGCCCGCAACGCCGGCAACGATTTTGCGTATCGTCGCAGGCAAGAGTCAGGCTATGCAGACTCATTAATTACCTCACCTGGGCACGACGTCACTCTAGGCACTCTCATGTATGCGGCGGCCTTGTGGCGTAGTCGAGGCAGTACACAAGACACCTTTGCAACTTTTGACGGCATGGGTCAAGCAAACGTAAATGCCATGACCCCAGTAATTAAGCAGCTGCTAGGCATTGACCGCCCACAGGTCGCCTGATGGCTTACACAGACCTGTTTAACAAGGCAATCGCAGACGTGACAGCCACACTGCAAGCCGTCACAGGCCTGCGCGTCGTAAACGATGCCACAAAAATAGTGCCTAACTGCGTGTTTCTTGACGCCCCCAGTTTTGAGACCATCGCCGGCAAAGGCAACATTGTGCGCATGACATTTCAAGTCAAGGTCATCGGCACAGGCCCAGCAGGCCTGCCGGTACTACAGAAACTGTTAAGCATTGCCGCCAGCGTGCTAGCTAGCCCAATTATTGTCATGTCAGGCCAGCCAGGTGCAGTCGAAATGGGCGGGGCGACCTACCCGTGTTACAACTTGCAAATGGCTTTACAAGCACAGACAGCATAAAAGTGTTACTCTTTACCCATAGCGAAGTGTTCTTTTAGGAGACAAAATGGCAACTACAACGTATCTCACAAACCCAACAGTCAACCTCTCACCAACTACTGGCGGCGCAGCTGTTGATTTAACTGACCAGTGCCGTAGCGCAACCATCACGCTAGGCGTAGACAGTTTAGAGTCGACTGCATTTGGCGATACTGGCCACCGTTTTACGCAAGGCTTACAGACCGTAGAAGTAGAGCTAGAAATGTACCTGTCTTACGGCGCTGGCGAAGTTGAGGCAACCTTGTTTGCAAACTTAGGCACTGGCACAACACAGCTTGTCATTAGTCCGTCTGGAACTTCAGAAACCGCTAGCAACCCTGAATACACAATAATTAACATGCAGCTTGTCAACTTTACGCCCATTGCTGGCGCTGTAGGCGAGCTGAGCATGGTTACCGCTTCATTTGTTGGCGGAACCTACACACGCGACATCACCCCATAATCAACCCGACGCAAGGCGGCAGACATGCAAATAACACTAAAACTTGATACTGGCGACGGCCCGCACCAGGTCACAACAAACCTTTGGTGCGCTGTGCAATGGGAACGTAAATACAAGCGCAAAATGTCAGACCTGGCGCAAGGCATCGGCGCCGAGGATTTGGCTTATCTTGCGTGGGAGGCCAGCAAAGTACACGGCATTACAGTGCCAGTTGTCTTTGATGATTTCATTAAAAAATTGGTAGCAATGCCCGAAGTTGTAGAGCAGGAAGACTCAAACCCTACACAAGCGGCCACAGACTAGCTCTTTGTCATTTATTGATAGAAACAGGTTTCTGG